CAGCAAGATGGGCGCGCCTGAATGCGCAGCAAGAAATGCGTTGAACTCAGCCTTGACAGTCGAAAAGGTCTCCCTACCGTAATGGTACCACTCACGAAGAGCAGCGTCCATGTTGGTGCGGAGAGCCTCCATGGCAGAGACTGAGGCGTCACGCTTGAATGCATGGATCTCGACCAGTACGTCAACCGGGAGAAGCCAATGCACGCGACCCTGCTGCACACTCGGCGTGCGCTTGAGGATGTTGACACGATCCACATGAGCTGTGAATTCCGTGCCCTTGAGGGCGGGGGTGACAATCTGTCCGAGGCTGTCCACGTGCTTGCTAACAACAAAGTTGTCGAAAGCTTGCACGCTAGTAGCCCCAGCGTAGTCGTCTCCGTAGACTGCGAAGTTGTAGCACTCTTCGAAGTCTTCCCACACCTCCTTCGTTCGATTAGTGTCGCGATGGAAGCGCAACCAGCAGAAAGCCTGGTTGGTGGCTCCCACCCAACAATTGAACGGGGTGGTCATGATACCTCCTGACGTGTTTCCGAACCAACGAATGTACAACGTGTGCCCGAAAACATGCATGGTCAGCGTTTGAGTGCGAAACGCCGCAAGATACGCCTCGTCAGGATAAGGCGCTGCGCCATGGCGGCGCAGGAAGTGGACAATGGGCAAGAGTACCTTGCGCGCGATAATGTCGGCCTGTTCGGGCTGAATAGTCGCGTCAAAGTTCTTGTAGTCCCCTTCAATCTTGTAAGGGTGGCCAGTGAGCAGTTTGTACACCTTCTGGCCTTCTGCCGAGTTGAGATCAACGCCATAGAGCGTGTTGTTATCGATGCGGCCGTATTTGACGACGGCTGCGGGCCAGTAAAGAACTTTCTTGGCCGCGATGCAAAGCTCAGCTTGGTAGCAAGAGGTGTTTCGCATGACCTTTACAGGGGGGCGGAGTTCCGCTTTGCCGTTATCAACGACAATGGACAGCGGTACTTCTCCGCGCTCAAAGGCTTGGACGATCTTGTCGACGTTAGACTCGGTTTTCATGTGCAGAAGGCCGTCGTCGCGACGCTCGATGATCGCATGCTTCCCGGGGCCGGTGAGGCCGTATCCGACCGATGTAGACATGTCAATGCCGGGAACATCAACATTAGGGTCACCGTTAAGAACGTGGGACGTCGTGGGAACGTACAACCGATCGATGAATGCTTGATCAAGCTGCGCGATCATCTTCGTACCAACGTACTCAGCGGCCATCTCGTAGTCACGAATCATTTCCTCGCTCCAGGGCGCCATGTTGAGGGGCATCTTCTGGAGGGCCCTTTCGGGTCCCCTAAGATCTACCGGCACGCGGGTCGGAGGAGGAAGTAAAACGGTCTGTTGAGTGATCGGATCTTTGACCTCAAGGCCTGTCAAGAGCTGATAGGCCGGAGATCGAGTGATAGGGTTTTTCAAGTTCTGGTTAGCGCCTTCGCCTTTCGGGAGAGTGCCAACAGCCACGACTTGAGCGGGAGCCTTCCCGCCATTGACGATAACGTCCTCGTCGGACGCCACCACCAACGGAGCGTGGTGCGCGAACGTGGTCATCCAGTGCTGGACATCCGCGTCGCAGATGGGCACTCCGATAGCGCAGCCGGCGTCATCGTCGTACCCACCGTGAAGACTGTGGATCTTCTTGTAGCCTTTGCCAACGCGAGTGTTCCGGGAGAACCACAAGCGCCCGCACGAACCATCTAAGGTGCGTTCGGGGCAGCGAATCGACAATCCGAGCGGTGTGCCTTCGATCGCGTAGTGATCGAGAGAAACGGCATCACCCGCTCCATGAAGATAATAGGGCTGCATTTCGCACTTGACGACTTGGTAGGTCTTGTCATCAAGCTCGGCCTGGGACTGTGTGCTCATTACAAGCGCGTTGTCCAGGAGTTGCGAAATGGATGTGTCTTCAGAAGCAAAGTACTTCGTGATGCTCTGGAAGATCATTCCACTTCGCGGAGTGACCACGATCGAAAGATCGCGACCAGGGACTTGCGTCCACCAAACAACTGACAAGGTCGTGTCAATCTTTGGCTTCTCGCCTGCCTTTGGGTACTCGAACTCCCTCAACTCGTACGTTGTAGCAAACATACCGAGGAGGGCGATCTTTCCAACCAGGGGGTAGTCGATGAACTGGTGTTTCGTCGTGAGGTGCACGTTGCCGCCAATGGCTGTCATGTTTCCAGACTGGCCATGGACGGTTCCGAGCATCACAGGGACGATGATCGGGGTGGTGTTTCCGTGAATCTTGTTAGCAAGCCACTCGTCAGATCCCTCCTTGTATTGGGAGAGGTACATCTGGCGAGCGTAGCCAAGCTTCGCGCCTTTGGCTCCTGGGATGCGGGCATACGTAGTGGAGTACGCTTGCTTCTCAATAACCGAGTTCACGAGGGGTCCGAGAACGGACGCGAAGATCATAGAAACAGCACTAACCACAATCTTGGAGGCGAAGAAAACGACAACGCCCATCAAAACTGAGGGCACGGAGGGGACCAACCAACCGTAGGACTTGAGGGTGGATGCCATGCGGGCCATCCATCCAGGAAGCTTGAGCTTCGGCGCCAAGGCGGAAATTGCTTCCCACCTCGACAGCGCGCGAGGTTCTTCAAACTTCGATGAGCACATTGAACCGTGCTCAATGCAGGTGCCAGATCTCAGGATGCACCCGCCAGCTTCGACAACGTCTTTGAGCTCGTCGTCAGAATCCGATGAGGAGGAGGATTGGGCCTCCCTCTCCTTTCCTTTTCCAATCGTCATTTTGAGGTGTTGGATGACGGTCGCGAGAGGGTCGTCTTCGTTAACAACCAAATCAAGTTCATGGGACAGAACAGAAGTGGGCAACGCTTTGAACGACTCCCCCGGGAGGAAAGAACCATAGTTGGCGATTTTCTTTTCGGAGATGCCAACAGCAGCAGTGAGACGCTGCATCTCCGCCGCGGTGAACTTGACTTGCTTGCGAACGCCAGTCTTGTTCTTCGCGGCTTTGAACAACTTTGAGACCTCCTTTTGGGCGGCCTCTTCAGTCGTGGGAACTTCTCGCGTCGTCTGTTCAGGATGAATGAACGACATAGGGCGGGAAAGCTCAGGTGCTTCGTCGTGCCACTCCAACGCCAACTGCGCAATTTTCGCGATGTCATCGCGTACTTTAGCGCGGCCAACCTTGAAGGCCTCCAACTTGGACTGGAGGTAGGCAACGACTTGGCGGAAGGTGAGGACCCTCCCGTCTGCTTGGGACTCAAAATTCCAGACCTTGTCGATATCATCGACAGTGAAGGAACCGTAGTTGAGAGTGCCATCAGGGTAGGTATAAGCTGTGTTCGCTGTTAAGCGGAACTGACCACCAGTCATGCGTCGAGCAAGGGCAAAATCATCGTTGATAGGAGCATCAGAACGAATACCCATGTCGAGCAAGATAACGACTTCGAAATGTTCATACATGTTCTCCTTGTCATCGATGGCTGCTCCTTCGCGCTTCTTAGGGCGCGAGTTTCCTTGCTTAACAATTTCAGCAAGTACTGCAGCCGTGGTCTCTTGGTTGTTAACCACAAAGGGATCATCGATGATGAGAACACGAGAGTAAGGCTTGATCTTGGGTTGAAAGTTTACACCGTACTCATATTCCACCTGCGCCATTTCTGGCGTGAGCGAGGGCCACTTGTTCTTAGCGTGAAGGGCCGACACGAGATAATTGACAAGCGTTGTTTTGCCTTGACCACCTGTGCCATAGATGCGGATGATTATGGGAGCCTTTCGGCCCTCGTTCATCTCTGCATCAAATGCGACAGAAGAGTGGAAAGCAGCAACAGATTCCATGACGCGTTTAAAGCGATGTGTCTGCTTCTCAATGTCTGAGTGCGTGAGGGCGAGCGGTAAGAGCTTCTCACCTTCGAGGCGAATATTGGACAATTCGCTGAGGTCGTCAAGAGACGGAACTCCTTTCTTAGACAGGATTTCCGCTGACCGAGCATCGAGCTCAGCCATTTTGTGGAGGATCTTCTTGGTTTCTGCGTCAAAGTACGGGACTCCGGTAAAGGACTCGTAAATCCAGTTGACGCAAGTCTTGAAGAGCTCCACCACAAAGGTGAAGAGGGTGCTGGCGTTCTTGACAAACGTAGCTAGCGCGTTGAGAGAGAGGAGTCGATCCTTCAAGTTCCCTGGGGTGCCGGATGGCAACCCTTGGAACACGAGGGCATAGACGACATTGTACATCGTCAGTAGGATCGACTCATCAACACGGGAGGTATCAACTTGTTTCGCCACCCCCGTGATCCACTTAATAAGTTGTTTCATGGTAAGGACGAGTGCGTCGAGAACAGCGGTTGTGAGCCAGCCGTGTCGATTAATAAGCGACGGTTGCATCGCGAGGGCGACAAGAGGGTCGTCCGTCACGATCATAGGCATAACGTCAATCAGCAAAGTCAGGTACGACTTCGCAAGAACTGGGAGGTTCTCGCTCGTGATGGGAGCAAATGAATGCGTCACCTTCACGTTAGCAAGAGACTCCGTGATGCGGTCAACTCCAGTTAAGAAAGTCGCCCGCACGCCCTGGGCAGCTTGTAAAAGCCGGTCTGAGGCGTTTGTGAGCGACTCACCCAGCACTGACGATGATTTGAGCATGTCAGCACTGAAACCCAACGAGGACGTTTTAAGGTCTGCACCGAGCGTGGCGAACCCGCTATTAACGGACTCGCCATGTGAGTTGAGGCCAACACGTATAGTGTCAGCCGCCTTATACGTAGCATCACCAATGGTGCTGGTGACGCCAAGGTCAGGCATCATACCGAAGAGCTTAGATTGCTTGGCGACACGGCGCAGTGAGCGGCGGTCGCGAGCATTCATGGGCTCATCGTTAACGATCTTCTGTTCGAGGTGAACAGGTAGCGTCGAGCTTGGCACCTCCGGGAGGAGGCGGTCGGGGTTCGACTGGTGTTTGACAACATATTCGAACTCAACGGTCTGGGCATATCGTTCCTTGACCATTACAAACGCATCGCTAAGCTTAACGCCGCGACGCATAAGCAACTTCTCCACAACCCAGGCGGGGCCGTGGAGGATCACAAACGAGTTGAGCTTGAGTGTGTTGACATACGCCCGCGCTTCGTTCTCATCGAACTTCCATGTGAATGGGTCAGAGAGATCGAAGTTGAAGGCTTTCTTGTTCAGCCTTCTGCGGTCGGCTTGCGACGTATTTCCGTACGTCATGTGAGCAAGCGCGTTCAGCACCTTATTGGACAGGTGCCAAACGTAGGCGGCTCCAGCCTCTGCAACGTTGCGATACAAATTAATCGCAGGTGTTGAAACAGAGAGTTCGAGCACAATGGCCATAGGTATGGAAAAGGCTATGAGCCTCATCCCGCCCCAGCCGATAACGTATCGGCAAAAGAGAGAGACTCCAACTCCACGCCAGAAAGAGGGACCGGGCCCAGGATTGGGCTCAACGCCTGCTTCCGTAAGCAAAGCAAGGATCTCCGCACGAGTTAAGCATTCGCGCAGGGCGAGTAAGTACTCAGGGGCAGACACATTGAGGGAGCGTTTTCGCAGACCGGTAGAGTATCGATCAACGAAACAGCCTTCTTCTGTGCCATACAAAATGTACGTAGGCCCGCGTTCGTCCACGAATCGGCCTCCATTGAAGGAGGCTGATAGGGGACCGTCGGGGCAGGCGAAAGCCAGAACTACGAATTTCGAAATTCGTGGGTTCAGGTGAATCACCGTGTGGACGCGACCAGGAAGATAATAGGTCACGTTGGAGTGCGAGACACTGCGCGCGGCCAGCTCTTCGATATCAATATCAAGTGAGTTTGGCTGCGTGCGATAGTCATCATGCAAGAGAATGGGCTCCAGCGCGCTTTCGCGCGCACGGCCGAAACCATGAACGGTAGGTGCCGTTGGGTGGTAATCGGAAGAAAAGGAGGAAAAGCTGGGCTCAGGTTCGAACGAGAAGTCCGAATCAAAGAACTCATCCTCCGATCCAGTGCTTACGCTGTAAAACTGCGGGAGCACGTTGGGCCTCCGAATGGGTGAAAATGGGTAGTCTGTATCCCTGACTAAGGGCACATCTTCGGTAGATGCAAACCGAGCGATCCCGCCACGGCAAAAGGTGTACTGTGACTCCATAAAAAAGACGATTGAAAGAGTGAAAACGAGGTAAATCAAAAGTGAGTGCCACGGTAGCTACTAAGGCGAAGATAGAAAAGATGTCACGAACAAGAAGGGACGATGTCTGTCCCAAGGAGTTCTATCGGAATCCGCTGTGCGAGCAAATGCTGCAGGACGGACCATCTTAAGGTCTTGCCAATTGGCTAGCGTGTTGCCCTCCATAGGCAGCACGGCAGAATGGTATAAGGGATATAAAAGACGCTCCACGATTAAGTGGTGTAGTGATTACTCGTACGTCGTAGAGACTTGTAAAAGTGAATGAGGCAGAATAATCAGAGGGTTCCAAAGGTGTGACCAAAGGAAGTACGGTTAAGCTATCTAAGATGCAGGAATCAACCAGAGGGGCTGTTACCCCCCTAAGGCGATAATAGCGGCAAATTAATGCCTACTGCGGCGATAGTTAAAATAGGACCCGT